ATTGCGCCGGCTGGTACTCTGAGCGGGAACACCCTGGCGGCCGGGGTCACGGCTTCATCGCTGACCTCGCTCGGTACGATCGCGAATCTGACCGCGACGGCCGGCACGATCTCGACCACGCCGACCGCCTCCACCGACATCGCTAACAAGCTTTACGTGGATACGGTCGCGCAAGGTCTCGACGCGAAAGCCTCGTGCGTCGCGGCCACCACGGCGGACATCACGCTGACCGGAGCGCAGACCATCGATGGCGTGAGCGTCGTCGCGGGCAATCGCGTCCTGGTCAAAAACCAATCGCTCTCGCAAAACAACGGTATTTATCTTTGCGCCTCGGGATCCTGGACTCGGACGACCGACGCGAACACCTGGGACGCGTTGACCTCGGCATTCACCTTTATCGAGCAGGGCACGCTCAACGGCGATTGCGGCTTTGTCTGCACGGCGAACGCCGGCGGCACCCTGGGCACGACCGCGTTGCCATGGTCTCAATTCTCGGGCGCCGGTACGTTCACCGCCGGCACCGGGCTGACGCTGACCGGATCCGTGTTCTCGCTAACCTCGCCGGTCGCAGTCGCAAACGGCGGCACCGGGCTGACCAGCCTGGGATCTGGCGTCGCGACCTTCCTCGGGACGCCATCGTCGGCGAACCTCCTGGCGGCGGTCAGCGACGAGACCGGATCCGGCTCGCTCGTGTTCGCCACATCGCCGACTCTCGTCACTCCTGCGCTGGGCGCGGCCACTGCCACGTCGATTTCAGCAAGCGGAACAGTTACAGGTAGCAATCTTAGTGGTACGAATACCGGCGACCAAACCATCACGCTTACTGGTGGCGTGACTGGAAGCGGAACAGGCTCATTTGCAGCCACCGTAGTTACCAATGCCAATCTCACTGGCGCAATCACCTCAGTTGGCAACGCCACCTCGCTCGGCTCGTTTTCGTCGGCCAATCTCTCGGCTGCTCTCACGGATGAAACGGGCAGCGGCGCGGCGGTGTTTGCTACAAGTCCTACGCTAGTCACGCCAATCCTCGGCACGCCCTCCAGCGGCACGCTATCGAGCTGCACGGGTCTGCCCATCAGCACGGGCGTCTCGGGTCTCGGCACGGGCATCGCTACGGCACTGGCGGTTAATACTGGCAGCGCGGGTGCTCCGGTGTTGTTTAACGGTGCGCTGGGCACGCCTACAAGCGGCACGGTGACAAACCTAACAGGCACGGCCTCCATCAACATCAACGGCACGGTGGGCGCGACGACAAGGAGCACTGTGGCGGCTACGACGGTCAATGCCAATAGTGGCATCACGCTTTCCAATGCGAGCAATCCTTTGCTTTCCGTGCAAGACACGACGGCGACAACAGGGCCAAGCGTATTCGTTCAAGCCGCAAGCACTATTGGTTCTGGGGAAGGACTTTTTGGAACGACAAGTAATCACCCACTGGGTTTTTACGTTAATGCGGTAAAATATGCTAGTCTTACAACCACCGGCCTTGCCGTGACGGGAGCGTTGAGCGCGACGGGAATTGTTACTGCTGGTGACTATTTTAACTCAACTGCGGCGGATAATGGTTATCGCATAAGCGGCACAACAATTATTGGAGGCAACGGAACTAACCTTTTTATTAAAGGAGCAACTTCAGTAAATTTTCAGGTTCCAAATGGCACAACCGTTGGCACCTTCTCCTCCACCGGACTCGCTGTTACAGGCGCGTTGAGCGCGACGGGTGATGTCGGCATTGGTGCAGCGCCAAACGCGGGTTTTGCATTAGACATCACTCGTAGCGGTGTAGATGTAAAGCAGCGCATGGCTAACTCATCTTCTGGCAATGTGCAGATTGGCATGACCACCGTTGGTCAACAAGATTGGGCTTTTGGTGTTGACCGATCTGATTCAGGAAAATTTAAAATAGCCGCAAGTGGTGCAGTTGCTAGTAGTACGGCGATTACTTTAACAGCAAGCGGCGCCGTAAGGTTTAATACCTACGGCGCTGGTGCGCTCACCACGGATGCTTCTGGAAACATTACTGCGGCATCGGATGAACGCATAAAGAAAAACATCCGCCCATTCTCTCGCGGTCTTGCTGAGATTCTTGCCATCAATCCGATCCTTCACGGTTACACCGAGGAAAGCGGATTAGACCAAACCCGCGATGACTATGCTGGTTTTTCAGCGCAGCAAGTTCAGTCGTTAATTCCAGAAGCTATCGGTGAAAATGCTGATGGAATGTTGTCATTCTCTGACCGCCCAGTTATGGCTGCTTTGGTTAATGCTATGAAAGAGCTGAACGCAAATCTAGTTGCCCAAGTCGCGGCATTGTCTCAACGTTTGGCTGCACTCGAAGCAAAATAACATGACAACCGAACAAGCCCTCAACAACCTATACGCCGCCGCCCGCCTCGCTCCTCTGCCAGCCGAGCAACACGACATCATCCGCAAGTCTGCGGAAGTGCTCGTCGAAGCCTTGAAGCCCAAAGAAGAGAAGAAAGCTGAGTAACATGGCCGGAACTTCCGACACGAACTGGCGCAGCTACGTTGGCCCTGCGGACAACGGCAAGCTGGTTACGTCTGAGGACTGGCAAGCTCCAAGCGATCCTAAGCAATGGGACGACTTGTTTAAGTGCTCAAACGTGAGCAACCTAACGGCTATTGGACTAGTGATTCCATCTAGCCGTGAGGACTCGATTGATTGCGTGCGCGGTAGCAATTACCTGATTCAGTCCTGCACGATTCAAGGCTCGGTCACGGTCAAAGGTAGCATCGACGGATTTACCCTCTCGAATTGCGTTGTTTCTGGTACGGTCGAACTAGGCCAATACTCCAACTACTGGGTCAAAGGTAGCGCGCCGACGCGCAACGTAAGCCTCGTGAATTGCTGCTCACCGGATGGCTCGCCAATTCGCGTGAAGCTCTGGGATGCTGAGATGCCGCGCATCGAGAATACCAGCGTGCAGATTATAAAAATGCAAAAGTGGGTCTGGCTTCCGTATTTTATTTTCCGTCGTTTGACGAATCCGAAGAAGGTATAAGCCATGCTCGATCTTATCACAAATGCTCTCGGTGGCGGTGCGCTCGGTGTCTTGCTCCGCATCGGCAACGGCTTTTTCGATAACTACAAGTCGGCCCAAGAGCACAAGCGTAAGCTAGAGGAGGCACGAGTCATGGCCGAGATTGCCAGTGACAAGGCGAAATGGGATGCGTTCACGGCTAGTCAGCAAGCGGCCACGCCTCCCGACAACATCTCGCCGTGGGCTGCGAACACCATCACGCTTTTTCGCCCAGTCATCACGCTGCTCCTCCTCGTGCTCGTGACCATCGTTTTCTTTCGCGTCACGGTTTCCGAGCAAGCAGACATGATTGATGAAATTCAGTTCTGCGCGTTCAACTGCATCGGATGGTGGTTTGGCGATAGGATGACCCGCAAGAAATGAGCACGGAGCCCAAAGACTTTATCGAGGTTGCTCGCCTCTGGAAAGAAACCGGATGGCTCACGGCTGTCATCGGTGGCGCAGGAATGACCGCGCGTTTGCTGGCGAATCCAATCAAAGGCGACGTTTGGGAATCCATTCGGCGCATCGTGATGGCCGCAATCGTCAGCTCAATCGCGTGGTTCGTCGTCGAGCAAATCGAGGTCAGCTCATTCGTGAAGGCGATAACCTACGGCGTTGCGGGCGTCATCTCTCCTGAGATTATCGACGGCATTACAAATTTGGCAAAGAAGTATTCCAAGAATCCGAGCAAGCTCTTGAAGAAATGAACCCGAAGCTGATCACCGCTGCGCTGGCCGCAACCGTCGTCTGCTTTTCGGGCGTCGGAGTGATGACGGTGCAAAAGGTTTCGGGGAACATTGCGGCGAGCGACCGAGAGTTTTCGCTGACGAGCAACGTGCTAAGTCCGCTTTTCGACATTTACGGATTGGCGATTGTGGACGGTCAGGCGAAGGCGAGCAAAGGACTGATCGACGGAAAAGAGTTTTGCGCTTCGCTGACCAAGTTGGAGAGCGAAGCCGAGCGACTGATCTCCGAGTTTGGTCAGCCTTCGGAACTCGTGGCCCAGCATAAACTCGTCAAAGCCTATTTGAAGAAAGCGCGCGAGGCGTGCGATAAGGGCGAAATCGAAACGCTGAACTCGCCGAGCATGACCGCAGAACTTTATGGCGTCATCGAGCCAATGACCGCGCTTATTAACAAGCTCTTGCTCGACAAGCTCACCGTCTCGCGCACGCACAAAGACGCCGCCGACTCGGCTTTGCTGACCTTTGAACGCTTCGCCAGCGTCGCGGCTGGCCTGGGAATCGTCTTTGCCGTCGCTCCTTGGATCGGGGCGAAGAAGAAGCCGGTCGTCGCAATCGCTCCGAAGGTCAGGAAAAAGAAGGTCAAGCGCTGATCGGTTTTGACGGCCATCGCATCAGCGATGGAACAAGTCATCACTTTCTCAGCCTCGGCCGGCGTCATCGACGCCGAATCCGGCATCATCCGCGGCGTCTCGCTGATCACCAAAGGGCCGGCGCTCGGTCACGGCGTCATGATTGACGACAAGACCCTCGAGCAGGTCAAAGCGGCCGCCGAAGAATATACCGGCGGGCTTAAGGTTGTTCTAAATCACAGCGGCGGCGCCGGCGACATTGTCGGATTTATCGACACGATGCGTATCAGCGGCGACAAGCTACTCGGCGACCTGCACTTGCTTAAGACTTCGCCGCATCGGGAGTACATCCTGGAGATCGCCGAGCGCATCCCGGACACGTTCGGGCTTTCAATCGCGTTTTCCGGTCCGTCCGAGAAGAGCGCCGACAAGCTCACCACTTTGCAACGGTGCTCAGAAATTTTCAGCGTGGATATTGTAGGCACACCTGCCGCAAATCCTAGCGGATTTTTTGCGCGCAAACTCAACCAACTTGAGAGCGATGTCAGCGAGTCGCCGGAAGCAGAAATCGAAATCAAATTACCAACCATGAATGACGACATGAAACAGGCCATCGAGGGCATGATTCAATCTGCCATGATGAGCATGAATGAAAAAGTCGCGAAGCTCGAAGCAGCTCTCGCTCCGAAAGAAGACAAGCCCGCCATGATGAGCGCGCAAAACGAAGTCGTGCAACTCGCCGCCAACACCGCGGCGCTCGCTGCCGTCAAAGAATTTGCCAAGAGCTTCGGTGCGCCAGCCGCTCCGATTGCCTCGGCCGAAGCAGTCAAACCAGTCGTGCAGGTCCAGAAGTTCGAAGACGTCGTTGCCTCTAAAGCCACCGAGCTCAAGGGCGACAAATCCTCGGCCATCACCTTCGCGATCAAAAACCATGCTGACCTTTACGCTGCGTATCGCGCACGCGTTCAAGGCGGCGAACTCGTCAAACTCTAATACCCAACTACCATGGCAACTTCATACCAAAACAGCGGCTCGTTTGTCGCGAACGCGGCTATCACCGCCTTCCGCCTCGTGTCGATTTCCAGCAACCGCGGCGTCGGTCTTTCCGCCACCGCTTCCCTGCCTGACGGCGTGGCTACGATCGACGCTGCAAGCGGCGATTTCGTCACCGTTCAATTCCTCGGTGGCAACACCGTGAACGCTACCTTGCTCGCCGGTCCAGTCACCGTGGGTGATACGCTGTTCAGCGTCGCCTCCGGCCAGGTCGCAATTACCGGCACTATCACCGTTGGCAAATCTCTTAGCACCGCGTCCGACGCTGGTGCGATCATCGAAATGATTCCAAAGAATCTCTAACCTTTAAAAATAAACTAATATGTACAGCAATTCAGCAGCTATTTTCCGCGGCGATATCGCCGGAGTCGTCGAGCAGGCCAAGGATTTTGAGGCCGGTTTGATAGGGACTTCCGTGATGCCCATCTTGGACGTCCCAGTGCGCGCCGGCCAATACCCATCCTTCGTTCTGAAGGAAGGTCAGCTCCTCAAGAGCGACATGAAGAACCGCTCGCCATACAGCGCCTACGCTCGTGGCACCCGCGCCTTCGTGCAAGACACCTACACCGCGCTCGAGTACGGTTACGAAGAGGCTGTTGACGACACCGTCACCCTCGACGTTGCCCGCTTCTTCGACGCCGAAGTCATCGCCGCCAAACTCGCCAAGCGCAAATTGCTCCTGGCGCACGAGCTCCGCGTCGCTGCCAAAATCTTCGACTCCAGCACCTTCACGGCGACGAATTCCGGCACCGCTTACACGACCGCGAATCTCGCCACGTTCGACGCTGGTCAAGACGTGCAAGAAGCCATCGATCGCTTGCTCTCCAAGGGCGAATCCACGACCAACCTCAAGGTGGTTATTCCATATCCAGTATGGACCCGCGTCCGCGCCAGCACGAAATTCCAGAACCGCCTCCGCGGCACCGGTCTTTCGACTGACACGATCCTCAATGCCAGCACCCAGGCCGCCGCCGAAGTCTTCGGTGTTGCCGAAGTGTTGATCGGCCGCGCCAGCTACGACCAAGCCCCCGAGGGCGTGGCGTTCTCCGCTGCCAATGCCTGGGCCAACACCTACATCTGGGTCGGTTCCGTTACCGATGGCTCCGCCGGCTACTTCGGTGGCGGCGCTGGCTTTACCTTAAACTGGTCCGAGTACGGTCCAGCAATCGGTGTCTCGACCTATCGCGAAGAGGCGATCAAGTCGAACATCGTCCGCGCCTCGCAATATACCGCCGAGAAGGTGGTCAATTCGAACGCCGGTCAGCTCGTGACGACTCAGTATTCCTAATCCTTAAACGGATTTTGATCTTAAAGCCTCACGCTTCACGGCGTGGGGCTTTTTGTTTTGACCATTCCAGGAGATCCGCAAGACCTGACGCACACACAACGACGACCATGATACTTTCTCTTTGCGTAATTGCGGGCAATGAAGCGGCACAGATCGGCGCCATGCTCGAGAGCTTTAACGGCGTGATCGACGAGGTCTCACTCGTGCGCGCCATCGGCTCACGGGAACCGGATGCGACCGAACAGATCGTGCGCGACTGGTGCATGCAGAATTCCGTCGGCTTTATCTTTTCAGAATACAAAAACGGCGCGACATCCCAAGCCTGGAAGCATGTCGATTCGTTCGCGCGCGCTCGCAACCAATCCTTCGCCCAGGCGTGCGGCGACTGGCTGATCTGGGCGGACTGCGACGACGTGATCGCGGATGCTGACAAACTCCGGGACAGGCTTGCCGAGCTATCCGAGGACGTGCTCATGCTTCGCTGCCCGTATGATGTGCACGGCACCGGCAAAAAGCTGCACCGCGAACGGATCATTCGGCGCTCGGCGTTCGTGTCTGGGCGCATCTGGCACCATGATGTACACGAGAACCTGCTCTTGCTGCCGAACGATCGGCATTTCGATTGGGCGACGCCGGTCTGGCATCACAAGCCGATCTCGATCAAGCAGGACAACCGCAAGCGCAACCTGGCGATCCTGGGGCGGAGCGTGGCCGAGTCTGCAACGCAGTATTTTTACGTGCACCAAGAGCACTATTGCGCCGGCAACAAGACGGCCGCGGAGCAGTTCGGCCGCATCGCGCTGAGCTTCCCGAACCTCGACGACAGCTTTAGATACGAGGTCCAGCTCAACCTCGCGCGACTGGTCGCTTCCCGGCGCGAGGCGATGGGCTTTGCGATGAGCGCGCACGGCGTTTTCCCCTGGTGTCGCGAGGCCATTGCGTCGGTCATCCTCCTGGCGTTCGAGCGCAACGACGGAAAGCGAGCGAGCTTCTGGGCGTCTCGGATGCTGACCTTGCCGGAGCCGAGCGAAAAGGATCGGCCGTGGACCCATGAGGTTAAATGGTACGGCTGGGCCGGCCACGATCTCGCGGCGAGGGCGTTTCGTCTCGCCGGCCAACTGGACGACGCCGCGGCGATGCAGCTCGTGTTTCACAAGCACACTCAGCCGAGGATCCGAATCATGCAAAAGACCTTCGGCAACTCGACCCGATCGGTGTCATTCCGCGACGCGTGGCTCTCGACCGCGGCGCAGCCGGACCGCATCGAGCACCGTTTCCTGGTGCGCGCCGACGACGCCGAGACGATCAACATGGCCAAGCAATTCCTGCACGACGTGGGCGAGCCCAGCGCCGCGGATCCGGGCGTGATCCAAGTGAACGCCGAGGACGGGATGGTCGCACCGCACGGCTGGGATGAGCGGATCCTGGCGAGTGGCTGCACGCTGATCGACGCGGAAAACATTGAGCAGATTCTGGGCGCTAAAAAGCCATGAGCGAACAGCCGGCCATCGTGATCTGCACGGTCAACTCGGCTTGCCTCGAGGTCATGCTCGCCTCGATCAAGGCCTACGTGCCGGCCGGCGTCGAAAAGCACGTGCACTTCAAGGTCGGCGCGACGTTCGGCGAGGCCTACAACTTTGCGATGCGCGACGCCTTCACGCGCCACTCCGAGCTGGTCATCTGCAACGACGATATCGTTTTCACGCCGACGACCTGGGCGAGGCTCCTGGCGGACGTTGCTCTGCTCAAGGAGGCGGTCGCCGATCTTGGCTACGTCGCAGCCAGGTCGGACTATGCTCGAGGCTTGCAGAACATCCGTTGCGGCTCCGGGCGCCTGGACTTCCTGCGGTTCGAGTCGGAGCGCAGCATCATTGAGACGCCGGTCATCGCGCCGATCTGCGCGTGGATCCACCGGGATGCGTGGGTCGATTTTCCTCCGATCAACTGGTTCAGCGACGACGTGCAATGCGCGGACATGAAGCGCCGGCACTTTGTTTCCCGAGCCTACGTGCACCACGTCGGCTCACAGACGTGCGGCAACGACGCAGCCAGGTGCATGGCCGACGCCGAGCCCTGGCTCAAAGCAAACCGGCCGGCGATGCACGCGCTGCACTTCGGCGCCGTTTGACAAGTCGCACAATTATATGGCCGCCGTCCGAGACTTCGACCCGACGCAGATCAATTCCGACTTCTCGGCGATACTTGCGCAGGCCGGCATTGCGTTCACCTACCAGAGCGCGAGCATCACCGGCGTCTGGTCTGCATCGCGCGATGCGTTCGCGGACTTCGAGGACCAGCGCCGAGACGACTCGCGCTTCACGGTCTTTTTTCTCACCTCGAGCGTCAGCGCCGTGCCCCAGGTCACGCAGACTCTCTCCCGGGTGGGCATCACCTACTTTATCGAACGCGTGACCTTGGACGCTGAAGGCGCCGGCTGCGAAATCGAAGTCTGCAAGTCGATATGATTGATATTAAAACCAGTTTTTCGCAGCTTGAAATGCAGCTACATCTTTTGGCGAAAGCGGCAAAAGTTGATCTTGGCTCGGTGATTAAAGAAGAAGCCAAGTACGCGATCCAGACCATCGTGAAATTCACCCGTCCAAAACAAAAGGCCCAAGGCGTCAACGCGGTGCGCGGAGATTTTAACAAGCTCGCGGAACCGTTGGTTTACCAAGACCTACAAGCTAAGGCGACCGAAGGCGGATTTTATAAATCTATGGCGCGATACGTGCGCAATCGTAAGGTCGAGAAGTTGCGCCTGCTGCTCAATAATCCTAAGCTCTCACACTATTACGGAAAGCCTCTGCTTGAAAGCGAAGATGCTATCAAGAAATATCATCGCAGTAAGCGAAACGCAAACGGCAGAATTGAAGGCAAGCCGCGAGTCCTTGCGTTTGGATTGGATTTTCGTCGTGTACGAAAGACGATGGAAGATCGAGTTGGCTGGAGTGTCAGCGGCTGGAGGTCATCCGCAATAGTGACTGGCGCGCGCTATAAAAAGTTCAGCGACAAACTTAAGCCACAAGCTGGAGGGAATACGCTTTTTGGTTCGGTGCGTTCTACCTTTGGACCGGATCCATTTATTAAGGCTACGGCTAGTAACGTGAAGATCTCAAATTATCAGCGCATGATTGACGGGACTATAAATTCACGCATCAAAACAACCACCAGGAAAGTCGCCGCCGTTCTTGCCAACCGCGCCGTCAATCTTGGCTTCACCCGTGTCGGCGGTGCGATGCCAATCAAAACCCCAACAGCATGAGCACACGCACAAACATCCGCAACGCAACCGGCGCCGCGCTGACCGGCGCTCTTGTCGTGCCGACGGCGAACATCCTTCGCGGACGCAACAACACGATCGCCAGCATCAGCTTCCCGGCCGCTGCCGTTTACGCGGTCAGCGA